ATGCTAACCTTGTAATGTTTTGTTGAAAGCTATTATTTACAACTTCTGGTAAAACATTGTCTAATACTAGTATATCTTCTTTGTTCATTTTTGCCTCTCATTATGTATCACTTCCACTTGTTGGATCATATTTCTTTCCATCATTGAAGAATGATATATTTGTTGTGAATCCAAAATCGTCACCAGGTTTTGCTGTCGTAGGATTCGGTGTTATCACTATTCTTTCTTCTCTTGCTTTATCTATTGTATCTGTACCAAGGTCTGTTTGTACTTTTCTAACAACACCTTGATTTGAAGATGGTCCATATAGATAAGTTTTTGCAGTAAAGTTAATCGTATAAATTACTGCTCTTCTTGTATTAAAGTCTCCGTCATAATTATCTTCGTATGCAATGTCGCCTATAACAATAGGTACATCACGCTTAATATTTAAGTCTGGTATCATATTTATAGTCACCGTATAATCAGGTTGAAAATACGGAACTATCTGTTCCATAATCTGTAATCCGTTTTCTGCTGTTGCAGTAAAGATAAACAAAGAATAAGTTATATTATACGGAACAGGTGTATAATTAAACTTCATATTGTTTTGTTGAAAAGAAGTAGAACCATCATCTGTTGTTGTTCTAGTTTTTGTCAACTTATTTAATTTTCTACTAGGGTCATATTGCAGACCAGATATTTCAAAACCCATACGAGGTAGAATAGTTGAAAATTGTGTATCTTGCAAGTCAGGTTGTTGTGTTAATCTTGTAATAAACTTTTCTTTAGGTGCATATGCAAGAGGCACCGTAAATCGTTTTACAACTGAACCATTTGCGTCTTTTGTTTGTACAACAATCTTATTAAAAATCTGACCAAATGCAATAGTCAGTTTTCTTAATCCTTCGTTATAAAAATGTGTTCCGAACATTACTTAACATCTCCAAATGGGTTACTTTCTGTAAAGTCTAATATATCATCTGTCACCGTTGCAGTATCAAAACCTGCAGCCGAATCTAAATCTAAATTATCAGCGTAAACAGATTTTGTTTGTATACTTGTAGCGGCGTCTCCGTCTGTAGTAATATCATCAAATTCTTCTTGTATTACATATTGAGGATTACCATTTGCGTCACCTTGTTCTAATTGTAAGAAACCAGAATAAGAAGACTGATTTAGTGTACCATCTTCAAGTCTAAATTGATATTGTAAACTTGTATCTAATGATAGTCTATCATCTGCTGAATCTATATCACCAATTCCTGTATTAAACTCTTCACTTGAATATTCAAAAGTTTTACATCTTAATTTGTAAACAGGTAAAGAACCTAATTGAAAGAAAGGCTCTTGGTCTTCAACAAATGAAACTTCAAAAAACTTGTTCATTAAAGGATAGTAAATTACATCACCTTCGTTAGGTCTACCGTCTACTACCAAGTTTGCAGTATCATCAACTTGTTCTTGGAATCTTCTCTTTGCAATTACAAAAGTTGTATCGTCTCTTACTTCTAAACCAAACTTACTAATTATTTCTTGTTCACCTTGGAATCCTTCTACCGTTTCAAAATACATTTCAACTAGATACGACTCGTCAAACCTAGACGCAGAGTCTTCGCCTAGAATTAAATCTCTATTGACAAGAGTTCTTGGTAAATAGTAAACAGCGTGACCATAGATTTTTAAATTTTCAACGATTAAATCTTCTATTAATCTTTTCTCATTTTGACTACCTATGCCATCGCCGCCTTGAAAGTAATGATTAACGGCCATTTTATTTTTATCCTATTAACATTGCTGGGTTTAATTCAAACGAGCTTCTAATTTCTGCTTCTAATTTTTCTACATCTTGTAGTGCTTCAGAATAGATTTGTTGTCCGTTTAATGTAACCCCACCAATCATTGCTACTCCATTAAATTTAGAGAGGTTGGCACCCCATTGTTTTTTAACTAATGCAGTTGTGTATCTCTTTAACCAAATGTCATCATATACATCTGTATAAGTGTCTGGGTCTAGTTTTCTGTATGCGTCAATAACTAGATACTCACCAACTGCTAAGTCGCTTCCCCAATCCATATCAATGTGTAATTTATTGTCGTGTTGATTAAACCTTAATGGTTTTTCACCAACTAATATATGGTCTAGGAAATCTAATTGTCTCATTACAATATCATAGTTGATAACACTTGTAGATGAGAAATCGTAAAGGTCATTTAATCTTAATTGATACCTAACATCAAATAAGTTCAGACTACCTTTATTAGAAAAAGGAAATATGTTAGTAACCGATACAATTGAATCAGGAACAACGATATAACCGTTTCCTGTTTTCCAAGTTGTGGTTACAGAATTTTTTGTAGCACCTTCAGAAGTATCTGTATTAATTCTATTATAATCTGCCTGTGTGTATTGATATTTTAAATATACTCTTTTGATACCGTCATAGTGATATTGTTGATAATATTGTATTGCTTCATCAACTCTATCGTCTACTTGGTCGTCATCAACATTAATTTCAATAACAGGATGTCCCAATGCTCTCTTTGCATATGAGATAAGTGTCTGTCTAGTGTTAGGTATTGCCATAGTTTTATTCCTTTATCTTTAGCAATATTTATAATTTTCCGTGAGGGTCGCTATAATCATTCTCCCCTTTATCGTCTTTTTTATCTAAATACCAACACATTATCACTAACAATAGACCAAATCCGATAAGACTTTGTAAAAATGGTTCGTGTTTCAACATAAACCACAAGATTTGTAGACCATTTGCACCATCAACTATCAACCAATCTATCTCTTCTTTTATGTTCATTTCTTTTTACCACATCTTCTCATTGCAGATTTTACTTTAACTACCATATCAAATATCATTGTATCTGTATGAAATGGTGTAGGCGTAAATCTTAATCTTTCAGTACCAACAGCAACCGTAGGATAGTTAATAGGTTGTACATAGATACCATCTTTATAAAGTAATTCATCTGAAACTGCTTTACATTTTTTAGCGTCACCTATAATTACCGGTACAATATGACTATCGTTTTGTAATACTTCTATACCTTGTCTTGTTAATTCTTCTTTTGTTTTTTGTGCTCGTTCTTGTAGTTTTTCTCTTAATTCAGGATGGTCTTTAACATACTTAATACTCGTTAATGCACCAGCACATAGTACAGGCGATAAACTAGTTGTAAATATAAACGCACTTGCCATACTTCTAATTGCGTCTATAAACTCTCTCTTTCCACAAATGTAACCTCCCTGTACACCATAGGCCTTAGCTAATGTTCCATTGATAATATCAACATCAACTTTATCTCGTTCACAAATACCAGCACCGTTAGGTCCGTATAAACCAACTCCGTGTACTTCATCAATATAAGTTATTGCATTATACTTTTTACATACTTCAACAATTTCTTTTACAGGTGCAATATCACCGTCCATAGAATATACACTTTCAAATACAACACATTTAGGTCCTGGGTTAGACATTAATATACTTTCTAAATCTTGTACATCATTATGTTTAAATATTTCTTTTCTACATTTACTATGCCTTAAACCTTGTATGATTGAAGAGTGATTTTGTGCGTCTGATATAAACAACAAATCAGGCATAATCTTGCCCATTGTTTCTAAAGTTGTTTGATTAGCATTGTATGCTGAAGTGAATAATAACGCACTTTCTTTGCCGTGTAATTGAGTTAATTCGTGTTCTAAAGCAATGTGATAGTGAGTTGTGCCGGAGATGTTTCTCGTCCCTCCAGCGCCCGCTCCGCTCGTCTCCAGTGCTGTTTTCATACTATCTAGCACATAGGAATGTTGTCCCATACCTAGATAATCATTTGAACACCAGTTAACTATTTTTTTGATTGAGTATTTTGAATACCAGATTGCGTTAGGATAACTACCTCTGGTTCGTAGGATATCATTGAATACACGGTATCTACCGTCATCTTTTAATTCTGTTATTACTTGTTTAAACTTGTCTAAATGTTCCATTATTCCACATAAGGAAATAAAGCGTCTGTACAAAATTCTTTTACATCATCTTCAGGTAAACCTAAACTTAACATAACTCTTGGTGTATGTGGATTTTCTCTTTGATGTTTTGCGTATCTGTTTTGTGCGTCTTTGATTTCCTGTAAGTCTCCTACTTCTTTGTTTCTTCTTAATAATGTAAAGTATACTTGTAAGTTTGATTGTGCCATACTTAATGCTTGTGTTAATTCTTTTTCAGTATTAATATTGCCGGCTGCAATCATACCTGGACTAAAAATTTTCATCGCCCAATCAGGTAATGGTCTAGGTTTTGATGGTGTATAAAGACTTGCTTCTTTTACAAACCAATCTACCATTGAATGGTCTCTTTTTGCAAGAGGAGAAAAGTCGTGGAAGAAACCTGTAACCTTTTTTGCACCTGCGATTACATCTAATCCAAATATAGGTGCTTCACTTGTTAGATTAGGAAACACGCAACAATGAAACATAAACAAACCTTTTTCGTCTCTAGCGTCAACTACATCTAAATGACATCTTCTTGCTTCAGGTGTTTTCCATACTCTATTGACCCAACCTTGTTCTGGTCTATTAAACTTCTTCATTGCAGGTTCAAATATCTCTTCACCTTCTCTTTCAAAATTTGCAATAATACTATGAGTGTGTTGCT